ACGCGGTAGAACGGGGCCACCGCAAACAAAAAGCCCCGCTACAGGTAGCGGGGCTTTTTGTTTGCGGTGGCCACTTTCTACAGGCCATTTTTCATCGGTCACTTAAACGCTCGTTTGGGTGAACTACTCTAGCAACTTGGTAAAGGAAGACCAATTAAGTCTCTTTTGGCTTACTAGAGTTTAAGAAACTCGTCTACGAATCAACGTCTACGAAATGCGCCGAGTAGATGAGTTTCGTAAACGGCCCAGTTGCGCTAAAAACGGGTTAACTAAACAGCCCAACCAGCCGCTTGCGCTGCCACCACAGCAGCCCGACCGCCAGTACCAGCAGCCACCAGTAGCTCAGGCCGCGTTGCGTGGTTTCGGTGGCCGTAGCCCCAGGGGCGGCGGCCACCGGGCCGTGGGGCTTGGTGACGGTGGTGGCCACCGCGCCTGGGCCCGCCGCTACCGACGCGCTGGGCTTGGTGGCCGCGACCGCTCCCGGCGCGGTGGCCACGGCGCTGTGCTTAATCTTGACGGTGGCCGGCAGCACGCCAGCGCGGGCCAAGTTGGCGGCCTGGGCCTTCTGCCACTGTCGGCGCTGGCGCGGGCTGCTGCCCACCGGGGCCGGCACCAGGTAGGCCGGCAGGTCCGCCAGCGAGCCCAGCACCAGGGCGCTGCTGCGCGACGTGGCCACCGGCGTGGGTTCGCCGGCCGGCCGGCTGCTGGTGCAGGCCCCGACGCTGAGGGCGCACAGGAGTAACAACGTTCTCATCGGCCTAGGCGTCGAAGCGGGTGAGGTTGTATTTGCGGACAATGGCAATCAGTTTTTCCGGGTACTGGCTGTCGGTGGCGTAGCCGCAGGCCTTGAGCAGCCGGGCTTCCATCTCAAACGTATCGACCTGAAACAGGCGCTGGTAGCGCGTGAGCGTGCGAAACAGCCGCACGCGGTCGGCAAACGCCGCCTCGGGCGTGTCGTACTTGCGAAACGCGGCTATTACCGTGATGAGCTTGCCGCCAACCTCTTCCTTCGTGGGCAGCGTTACCACCGGGCCGCGCCAGGCCTTGCCGGCCTTTACCCCGAAGAAGTTGTTGGCTGAGCGCGTGAGGCCGGATTCGCCCCAGCCGCTTTCCAGGATGGCTTGGGCCAGGTTGATGGAGGCCAGCAGGCCGGTACCGGCGCAGGCTTTCTGCGCGGCGGGCGCGTAACGGGCAATGAAATCGGTGGGCGTCATTAGAAAAAAGTAAGTTTTAGGTAGGAAGTAAATCGTCCGCTCGTTTTGGCCGGCGCGTCGGCGAAGGCGTACTGGCCATGGCCCGGGCAGTAGATGGTGCCGGCGTTGTAGACCACCCAGTGGCTCTGCTCGGAGCCGGGCCACACCTGTTTGAGGATGCACAGAGGAGGCAGAGAAGCCTCGTGTTTGAAAGGAATGAGCTTGAATTGGGCCTGGTGGCCGAAGGCCCGCAGCGCCAGGCCCACCTCCCGGGCCGACGTGCCGTGCATGTGCCCAATCTGGGCAATGACTTGCTGCACGGGCACGCCGGTCACCATGGCCACGCAGCAGTGGCCGCAGATTTTCGAGCCCCAGGGTTGTCGCTGCAGCCTCACGAATGGCGCTCCTCCTCGCGCCGGCGCCGGGCCTTTTTGGCCAGGTTGAAGAAAACCGTGTGCACCCGGGTGTAGGAGGCCTGCTCGTAGGTGCCGTAGGTGCCCTGCTCAGCCAGGTCGGCCAGCACCTCCAGCACCTGGGTGCCGTCGCCGGCGGGCCGGGCTTTCGGGACTGGGCCCTCGCCGGCGGGCTCGGCTTTCTTAAACAGGTCGGCGTAGGCCTGGTGGATGAAGCGCTCGGCGTCGAGGAAGCGGTGCAGCACCACCATTTTCAGGGCGATGGGCAAGTCGGCGAGCTCCAGTGCCCGGGCCTCGGCCAGCTTGGCGTTGTACTTTTCGCGGCGCTGGCCGTCCCAGGCTGGGTTGTTTTCGTCGAGGCCTGGGACGGCCGGCCGGCAGAGCGTGGCCACGAGGCTGTCGAGGGCGGAGAGCTGTGGGCTCTTGGGCTTGGCGAAGAGGTGGAAGTAGACGCTGGCCAGCGCGTATTCCACCAGCACGACATCAAGCAGCCGCGGCTCGGGCAGCAGGTACGTGCGGTCCCGGTGCTCGAACTGGCTTAGGGCCGCGCCCTCCAGTCTCCAGGCCCAGCCGACCTGCGCGCACAAGTCCCACAATTGGTCAGGCGTGAGCCGGCGCACGTCTTTCGGGCGCAGCTTCGGGCACCAGGCCTGCACCACCGCCAGCCGGGCCGCTACGGAATCGTGAGTCAGGTGGGGCGCTGCGGCGCGCAATTGCGCCGCCGTGACTTCGGCCCAGGTTTCGGGGAGGGTATCGGGTCGACCGTTGAGGCGAAAGCGAATCATGGAACGAGGGGACTAGCAGTGGCGGATTCGTCGAGCGGGGCCGGCACCAGTTCGGGCGTCGGTGTGGGCTCATCCGGCGCGGGCGCGGCCGGCTTGGTCGCGGCTTCAGCGGCGGCCTCGTCGGCGCGGGCGATGCGCTTGGTCAGCAGCGTGGCCACGTCGCCATCAACCAGCTCGAGCTTGCCGAAGGAGATGATGAGCCGGCGCAGGTGCACGATGACAAAGGGGGCCATGGCCAGCTGCGAGAGGAAAAACAGGCCCGGCTCATGGGCCGAAAAGCCGTGCGCAAAGGCCAGGATGACGGTGTAAGCCACTAGGCGCAGGGCCAAGTTGCGGGGCACTAGGCGCTTGCCCAGCACCAGGTTGTTGGTCAGCACATCGAGCACCACCAGCACCAGCAGCAGGTAGTAGGTGTATGCCGGCGACCACACGTGCTGTTCAATCAGGCTGCTCACGCCGGCCGCCGCGACGGCCAGCAACTCCAAGTTCAGAAAACGGGGGCTCATTAGCGAAGGCGAAAAGACGGTTTGCCGGCGTTGTCGGGCAGACTGACCGTCACGGGCTCGGCCGCCGGACGCAGGCCGTCGAGGTAAGTGGCCAGCCGGGCCTGGTAGCGGTCGGCAGCGGCGGCGGCTTGCTGGCTGAGCGCCGAAACGACGTTGGGGCCGGCCGCCAAGCGCTCCCGGATGGCTTCGTTATCCGAGAGCAGGCGCAGGCTCGTGCCGGTCAGCGCCACGCTCAGGCTGAGTACGCCCTGGGCAAAGGCCCGGTGGGCCAGCACCGGGCGCACCAGGCCCAGCAGTTTGCGGGTGTCGGCGCGGGGCTCCTCCCCGCTGGCCAGGCCCTCGCGCAACTGCTCCAGCAAGTCCTCGCCCAGCAGGTCATAGATTTCGAAATCCTCCACCTGCCGCAACTTGGGCAGCAGGGCCAGGAAAAACCGCCGGCTGCCACCAGTGGCCACGTACTGGCCCAGCTGCTCCGCCGAGGAAATCAGCAGCTGCTTGCGGCCGCGATACTCGCGGGAGTCCAGTTCCTCGGCATAGTCGGCCGCGTGGGCGTCGAGCCAGGCCAGGGCCACGTCGAGGAGCTTGTCGGCCGCGGCGGCGGCGGCTTCCACAAAGTTGTTGTACACCCACTGGCGCGAGGCCACCCCATTGTCGGTTTTGGCCTCCATCAAGCCCAGGTCGCCGAAGCTCACGCTCAGGAACGGGGCGGCCTCCAGCACCACGTAGTAGGCCAGGGCGCTACGGAATTTGGCCCGTAGCGCGACCAGGTGCGCGGGCGGGTCCACGGCCGGCAGGTTGCCCAGTTGCGCCACCAGGCCTTCGCCCAGGACGGGCACCAGGTGCAGCGCTTCGGCCTGGCCAATGAAGCTGAGCAGCGTGTTGGGCTCCAGGTTGCGGTGCACCGTGCCCAGGCTCTCCTTCAGTTCGAGAACGTTGTTAAACAGCATAAAAACGTCACTTTTAAGGGTATCCAAGGCTTAATTGGCCATGTTCTTGGGCGCTTTTTGTCCCTTCGGGTCTTCGGCCAGCGTCGTGATTTCGATGTCGTTGAAGCCGTACTGGTGCTCCGGATTGAAGCCCATGAGCTTGCGGGCCACGTTGAATTGCTCCAGCAGGATTTTGCGCTTGGTCGGCGTGCGCAGGGCGATGTGCAGCTGGTAGCTGATGCGTTTCTCGCTGCCGCTGCCCCCGAGCTTGCTGCCGGTGTCGATGCCAGCCAGGCTCGGGTCGATGCCGTGGCCGCTGGTGTGGGCAATGTTGGCCTGGCTGTTTACCGACTCGTAGGCCGTGTCCGACATTTTGTTCTCGATGGGCTCGATGCTCCAGCCCGGAATGGGTTTGCCGGCGTTATCCACGCCGAACTTGCTCACGAAGACCTTGCCCGCGTTCTCCACCCCGCTCAGCAAGTCGTCCATGCTGTTGAGGATTTCATCCTCCGCCGCTTCCTGGGCCTTTTTGTCGCCAAACTGCAGGAAGTAATCGCGGGGAATCTTGATGTGGTAGGTCAGGTTGTAGCCGTTGTCGAGGCCCTTGGAGTGGAACGTGGGAATCTTATTTGATACCTCCGTCCATTTGCGCGTGCCCCAGTACGCCGGCGAGTCGTAGTATTTCTGCCCAGGCGTCCAGTCGCGGCCGTGGTAGAGAAAATCGCCGTATTTCGTGGGATTCTTGCGGTCGTAGGCCGGCCGCGTTACCACGTCGGCCGCTTTGAAGTTGGCCCAGTCCGGATGCAGGTAGTAGCGCTCGGGCTTGCGCTGCAGGGTTTCCTGCGCGCGCACCATGGTGCAGTCAAAGGGCACCATGTCCTCCACCTTTTTCGAGCTGTTGAGCACGATGTTGGTGAAGTAATTGCCGAAGTACTCCAGGTTGAAAGCGGTCGAATTCAGCACGAACGGCGCGTCCATTTCGTCCAGCCAGCCCTCCATTTCAAGGTCGATGACGGGCTCCATCACGATTTTGCCGCCCACCGCGTTGCGCTTGAAAACGCCCAGGCCTGCCCCCAGCAGGAAGTCGCGGCTGGTGAGCAGCAGCTGCGGCTTGATGTGGTTGCCGAACACGAGCTTGAGCATGTCCTGCGGCTGCAGGTTGTTCGCGCCCCAGGGCACAATGCGCAAATCGCCCTGCTTCAGCGTTGAAGTCGTCGAGAAATTGATGTCTGCCCCCTTGTTGTTGGTGAACTGCACCACCGCCCCGGCCCCTCGGAGGACGAAGAAATCCTCCCCGACGCGCTCTACGTTACTGTTTCTCATCCTGCACGTGGTTGATAAGGTGGCCGTTATAGTGGGTGAGTAGGGCGATTTTCAAGCCCAATGGCTGGCCATTCTTGGCGTTCACCAGCTGCAGCGTGCCCTTCTCCTTCACTTTGTAGCGAAAGCCGCCGCTGCCGGCAGCCGGCCCGGTGCCAGCGCCATTGGCCCCGCCCTTGCGCAGGGTTTCCTTCCGGCCCTTCGTGCCGTCCACTTTGTAGTACTCCAGCGAAAAGGTGCGGCCCTGGCCGTTCACGCCATGCACTAAGTCAATTTCCCAGAGGTCTATTTCCGCCAGCACCGTGGCCAATTGAATCCGTTCCATGGGACTCAAGATGGCAGAATTGCCCCCCGGGCCGTAGGACGAAAAATCAACCGCCGGCCTTATTGCGTGTTTTTGACTTATCCGGCCGATTGTCAGCTTTTTGCGCGGAATTTTTTGCCCGTTTTTATTGCCTGACGAACGCGAGAGAGCGCGCCCTTTAGCGTTTGGCAATTGCCAATCGGGCTTTTTTGACGAATATATGAAGGAGCCCCGGGGGTGCGCAGGCAACGAAAAAGGGCCCTCACGCTACCGTGAGAGCCCTTTTGCTTGGCAATTGCCGTACTAGCTACCGATTGCCACCGAGGAAGCGCACGCGGTAGGGCGTATCGGCCTGGCCAAAGAGGTGACCGTACTTGCGGTACACGATGTTGTCGAAGCAGTCCGAGAGGTGCGTGGCCCGCTCCTGGGGGATGTTCTGCCGCTCGCTGTTCTTGTTCTTGGTCCAGTCGGGATTGATAGGCGACTGCTGCATCGAGATGATAAGGAACTTGCACTTGTTGCGGTTGATGCGCATCACGGGCAGGCGCGGGTTGGTCTCGGCCAGCAGCTCGTTGATGGCAATGTGCTTGAGCCGGTGGTCGGGGTCAAGGCCGTGCACCATCACCTCCGAGGTCCAGCCGCGCTCGGCCAGCTTCTCGGCGATGGTTTCGTAGAAGGTCTTGCCGCTGTTGACCTGCTTGTTGTTGCCGTTGCGGTCCCCCCATATTACCAGGTGCTTGCACTGCTGCACGTGCTCGTAGGCATCGCAGAACTTGGTCACCAGGCCCTCCAGCACATTGGTGGCCGCCTGCTTCACCCACAGGCAATCCAGGGTGCGGAACTCGTTGCCGTGCTCCTGGTGCAGCGTCAGGCTGGTAAAGGCCGCGTTGAAGTCGAACGAGGCCTCCAGTGGGCGCTTGCTATCGCGGTCGCTGTCGGTGGGTATCGTCTTGCCCGTTTCGTCATCAAACTCATACGTGAAGGTTTTCCAGACGCCGTGCTTCTCTTCACTCAAATTGGGGTAAAAGCTGTTTGGCAGCTTGGTGAGGCGCATATTCATCACCTCAATATCCCACTCCAGCTGGCTCATGCCGTCGCGCAGGTTGCGCAGGTACTTCTCGCCCAACACCGTTACGTTGTCGTAAGCCGTCGATTCCAGAAAGAAGTACTCCTTGGGGTCCGACTTGGCCAGGTCTTCGGTGTTGAACACCCATTGTCCTGAAGGAAGCCAAGGCACGGAGGTATAGTCGCAAAAGGTTTGGTGGTAGGGCGAATCGGGGAAGCGGTAGATGTTGCCCCGAATCATGGGCCGCAAAATCTTGTTCACGTGCTCCTCCTTCACCAGGGCCGATTCGTCGATGTGGCCACAGTCGTAGTTGCCACCCCGGGCCAGCTCAGCCCGGTCGAGGCTTAGCATTTGGATGGTATAGCCGTTGATGAACGATACCACGTTCTCATACTTGCGCGGGGGCTGGTAGGGCTTGAGCCAGTCATCCGGCGGCCGCTTGCCAATGATATAGTGTCCAAAGCCGCTTTTGGGGTTGTATTCGCGCAGCCCATGGGCGCGCCACGAATCCTCCATTGACGGCAGCGTGTTCGACGAGAGCTGCGTGTAGGTGAGCCCGGCCAGGAACACCTTGGCCCGGGGCAGGTAATTCATCTCCATGCGGGTCTGGTGGCCGGCCACGGAGGTTTTGCCCGAGCCCCGGCCGCCCACAAACGTGCGGCGCTTCTGCGTGGCGCTCAGAAACTGGCGCTGCTTGTCGTTGACGTACACCCGCCGGGGCGGCTTGCCTTTCTGCGTGTTACTCATCGCCACTAACGTCTTCGTGGTCTACATCTTCAGTTTCCTCCTGCTGTTCGCGCAGGGCTGCCGGGTCGGTGGTGAACAGCATCGGTACCGGCACCAGGAAGGCTTTGGGGTCCATGGGCGCCTTTTCCGCGTCGAAGAGGCCGCGCAGCTTGTCGGCGTTCTGCAGGGCGCGTAGGGCGGCCGCGTATTTGCCCTCCCGGCGGGCCAGGTTGGCAATCAGCTCGTAGCGTTCGATGGAAATTTCCCGCCGGCCCCGTTTATCAACTTCGGTCACGGAGCCATACAACTGCGTGCTTTCGCGGATAATGGCGTAGAGCTGCGGCTCACTCAAGGCGTATTCCTTGGCCAGCGCACTTAGCACCTGGTTGGTCGAGAAGCCCAGACTGGCCAGACTGAAGGCCTTGCGATATTTGGCCAGCATTTCGAGTTGCTCGTCGCTGAGGTCGGCCCCATCGACCAGATGCTCCCGGTATTTATCGAGCTTATCGCCCTTGCCCAGTTTTTTCATAAGTAGCAGTGATTGCTACCGAAGAAGCACTTCGCAGGAAGGCCGCAATAGGACGTAATTCCACCCACTAGCCGGCAATTGCCCTACCTTTGGGGTTCATTCATCGGAGGTGAGATGCCGGTGCGTGAGCTGAAAAAGAAAAGGCCCGAGGGTAGACCGGGCCTTTTTTGTTCTAGCCAAAATTGTACTGACGTTGCCGCGGCGCCCGGGCCAGGCCTAGTGAAAATCGCGCTGCAGCCGGCGTCAGCGTTTTTGCAAAAGTGGTCCCATTCGCTGCATTCGTAGATGTTGTAATTTGAGCCGGCATCAGCGAGGGAAGACCGAAAACGAGACTTTTGTATTATCCCGATAAAAGCAAATACCCCGTGACAAACGCCACGGGGTGTTGACTAGGCTCGATTGAGAATTTCTTTTCGGAAATCAGCTGCCTGTTGTTTGCCGTTCTCATCAAACCAAATGCACCACCAGGTATGTGGTAGCCGAAGGCCTTCGACTACCATCTTGGGCCCTCCTGACTTTAGCTGCACCACGTCGCCGCACTTGATACTGCGGCCTTTGAATAGCTCGAGCAGAAACAAGCCAGCCCATTCGAACAGAACTGCCCCAGCTAGCCACCAGACGAATAATATCTTATCTTCCGCAGGCACCAACAACATGGCGGTAAAGAGGATAAATTGGAGCACTCCAATGTTAGAGTAGGCGAATAACTTTTTCATAATGGATGAGGTGAGATGGTCCTTTTATTGACCGTTCCAGCTAATGGGTGAATGATTCCGGCGCCAGCCCTGCCGCCGCTCCTGGGCGTGCTGGCGCTGCCGGTGCTCCGTGTAGCGCCGCGACGGCCGCGGCGCCGATTGAAGGTGTTGCGTGCGCACGCAGGAGCTAATGCCGAACACCAAGATGCCCAGCCCGAAGCCACCAATTACCGTCAGCAGCAAGCGCACCGCTAACCAGCGAAGAAGTGGGAGCATGCTCATGCGGCGGGGGAAGCTATGGGCAGGTGCTTAATCTGCAGTTCCAACTCCTCAAGCTCCGCCAGCAGCTTGGCCAGCTTCTCGACCTTCAACTGGTCGTCGGGCTTCGCTTCAGTGACCTTGCGGGCCTTGCTCACCTGACTGCGCAGGTTGCCGCGCTGCTGAAGGAGCGCGGCTCGGTCAACGACCGGGGCACCGGTTTTGGCCGGCGTGGCGGGCTCTGCCGGTACGGCCCCCCCGGCCTGCAGCCGCTGGCGCTGCCCCGCCAACTCATTGTATTGCTCCTGCAGCGCCAGAATTTCGGCCACTACGCGGGGGCCATCGGCCTCGGGCAAGCCGGCCAGGGTGTTGCTCAGTTGGCACCGCTGGTTGTGAACCTGCTGCATGCGCTGGGTGAGGGTGGCTACGGCGGCCTGGGCGTCGAGCGACAGCGGCTCCGGAGCGGCCGCCGTTTCGGGTTCGCTGATAGTCAGCACCGGCTCCAGTACGGGCACCGTTGCGCCCTGCGAAAAATGGCTCATTACTTCGCTCACGTCCTCCAAACGGCCGTTGCAACCGATTTTCACCAATTCGTAGCGCAGTTTATCGCGGTGCGCGGCCGATTCCTTTTTGAGCAGCGTGTTGACCAGGCTGCGGTTGCTGCCGTGGTCCTGCAGCAGTAGCACGCCGGCGCGGTAGGCGGCCGCCGCGCCGGCTTCGAGCCAGGCAATGACTTCTTCTCGGTTGTTTCCCATGAGAATAACGATGATTTCAGGATGATGGAAACCAAAGCTATCCGAATGAGCCAGCGGTCCATAGGACGTAATTACCCCAAATCTTCGCCCAGCACATCACGAAATTGCTGCACCACCGCGATGTGGTCGGTGGCGGCCAGGAACTTGAAGGGGTCGGCAAAGGCATCGGCGTTGTGCTTCTGCCAATCTGCGTATTGGAGCCACTCGTCGAGGACTTCGCGCAGCACCTGCACCGCCAGCCTGGCGCCGTCGAGGTGGGTCATGACTTCATCGAAGCCTTCGGCCCAGGTATCGCTCCTGCTGGCGTGGTCGGCAATGAATTCGGCCACGGAGGGCAAATCGGAAAGAGTCAGGGAGAAAACGGTTGACATGCGATTGAGTGGGTAAAAGCAAAACAGCCCTACCGGTCGGGCAGGGCTGTTTTGCTAGGGGATAAGTCACCACCGAGATAATAGCCTTAGTTGCTTCGGGCGCGCCTGCCGGTGGGGGCCGGGGCCTCCTCGGTTTCAGCGGTGGCTTCAGCCGTTTCGGCGATGGCGACGGGGGCTACCGCCGTCCCTTCTGGCGCAAGGCGCTCCAGCACGTGGGTTTTGCCCATCAGCTGCTCAGCCAGCTGGTCGTCGATGGCCTCGAAGGGAATAAAGTCGCCCTTGTAGTTGAGCCCTTTCAGGCCGCTGGTGTTCACCAGTTTAAATCGGTTCAGTGGCATAAATGCGTTATGAGGGAATGAGAAGTGAGACCAGGGCCCGAAGGCTGGGCTAGGCCTTCATCGGCAGCGCAGCCGTGTAGTAGAAGGGCACGTGGGTGAAGCCCTCGCCCGAGAACTTGAAGTCCGTGCCGTTCTTGTCGGAGCCCTTCTTGCCCGATTTGTAATCGTGCTCGAACTTCACGCCCCGGCGCTTGTCGCCCACCAGGCGCAGGTTGCCGTTGCTGTCGCGGCCGGCCACCACGAAGTCGCCGTTGAGCGCGGCCTGGATGATGGCGTCGGTTTTGGCCGAGCCCCGGGGCACGTACACGTTCAGCTCGTGGCTGATGCTCTGGTTGCCGGCGTCGCCGCCAGATTTGTGGTTCACCTCGCCCGAGTCCTGGGCGAAGGCCCACGGCACGAAGCCGCAGTTGGTTTCCGGCACCAGGGCCGTGGAGATGGTCACCCCATCGGCATCTACCTCGGGGAAGGTTTTGATTTCGCGGCGGCGAATCACGTGGATGTCGGTCAACCCGCCCGGGTTGGGGCAGTTGTCTTCCACGATTTCGTCAATGGGCACTACAATGCACATAGTAAGTTGAGTTAAGGAAAAGACTAAGGGAGGGGAAATGGAGATGCGGGGATGAGCTGATACGACCAGGTGAGGCGGTGGCCACGGGGCCACCGCCTCAGGCAGGTTATTCGGCGGCCGCAGCGGTGCGCAGGTCCTTCCCGGCTTTGAGGGCGGCGTCGTTGACCCACGTGTACTCGGCAAGGGCCAGGTCGGGAGCCGCCTCGAAATCGGCCATGATGTCGATGTTGCGCCTGCTCTTCTCGACGATGAACGAATTCGGACCACCCCCCAGCGGGCCCGTGAGCCACACCAGGTTCTCGCGGGGCGTGCAGAGGATGCCCCCCGTGCCGGCCAGGCCCGGCTCGGGCACGATGGTGATGTTGGTGCCGTCAATCTTCTGATGCTCGAAGCCGCCGGTGTTGTTGGTGTTGGCGCCGAACGTGCCACGGTAGTCGCGGTTGTAGAACTTAGCCGACGTGGGCTCGACCAGCATCACCAAGTCGCGGTTAATCAGGTGCGAGGGCACCTTATCGGCCACGCCCTCCATCTGGTCGATGGCATTGGACTGGGTGATGGGCGCACCGGCGAAAATATTGGCAGCTTGCACGATGCCCGCGTCCGAGAGCAGCGGCAGCAAGCCATCGAACACGCGGTTGGCCACTTTCTTGTCGGGGTTGTACACGCCCTTGAACACGGCCTCCAGGTGCATTTCCTCCTTGGCCTTCGCGGCCAGCATGTCCATGATGTACTGCTGGAACGGCACGCCGTACACGTCGCCGCGCTTGCTCTTGTTGATGCGGCCCAGGTAGCCCTTCCACATCGAGTTGATGATGGTGGGCGTGAGCGTGTAGTCGATTTTGCAGGCGCGCACCTTGCCGATGCGGTTTTTGAAGCCCACCGTGCCCTTCGGGTCGAAGGTGTCCTTGCCGCCGGGCTGGAGCACCGACGAAACGAAAATCTGGGTCAGCGCCTGCTCATCCACCACGTCCACCAGCAGTCCCATGTAGTTGAGAAACGACTGGTCGGTGATGAGCATGGTGGTGAGCAGCGCCTGCGCCTCGCGCAGGGTGTAGCTGGTAATCTTGGCGGGCAAGCCCGAGAAATCAATGGCTGGCATAGGGAAATGCTAAAAAGCGAACGGGTAATGAAGGAGTGACTTGAAAAGAAGGAAGTGGCCTATTTTTCGCCGAGGCGCTTTTTCACGCCGGCGATGGTAGTGGCGGCAGTCGTTTCCCAGGCCGCTTTGGGCTCGGCGTCGTTGTCGTCGAGGTTATTGCTGTCGTCCTCCTCGCGGCCATCGACGGCCTTCTGCTCCTGCTTCCACTTTTCGAGCGTGGCGGTTTTTTCCTGCTCTTGCTCCAGGGCAGTGTCGGCTTTGGTTTTGGCCTCCTGCGCGGTTTTCACATCGCCCAGGGCTGTGGCCAGCTTGGTTTCGGCATCGGCCTTGGCCTGCGTCAGCTCAGCAATTTTGGTATCGGCCGCTTCGAGGTGCGCCTCGGTAACGGCTTCTTTGTCGGAGCCCAGGCCTAAGAAGCCGAGGATGTTGGCGAATTTTCCAGCCATGCTTTATTAAAATTTGAGGTGAATGATGAAGCGGAACTGCCCGCCCACTCGCCCGATTGGGCCAGCTGGGCGGCTTTGTTGACGGCATCCTGAAGCGAGCCGATGGCATCGACCAGGCCGTGTTTTTTAGCATCGGCGCCCCGGTACACCTTGCCGGTGAACACGTCCTCTTTGGTGCTGAGCTTGCCGGCGCGGCCCTTTTCCACGGCCGCGATGAACGTCTCCCCAATCTGGTCGAGGTCGGCCTGCACGGCGGCGCGCACCTCAGCGCTCAGCGGCTCGATGGGGTTGAGGCGAGCCTTATCCACGGCGCGGGACGAGCGCAGAATCTCCACTTCCACGCCCTGGCTCTCCAGCATCTTGCTTTGATTGACCCGCATGCAGAGCACGCCCAGGCTGCCAGCGTAGCCGGTGCTGGCCGAGTTGATGTAGATGAAGCTGGCCTGCGAGGCGACCCAGTAGGCCGCCGACGCGCCCAGCCCGTCGATGTAGGCCACCACGGGCTTGCCAGCGGTGCGAATGGCCTGGGCAAACTCTTCGGTCCCGTCGACTTGGCCACCCGGGGAGTCGATGTCGAGCACCACGGCCGAAATCTCGGGGTCGCGCAGGGCCGCCGCGAGCATGCCCAGCAGGTCCTTGGTGCCCAGTGAGCAGTAGCCGCCGCGTTTCTGGATGGTGCCCTGCACCGGAATCACGGCCACTTTCGAGCCCGTGGTATTGGCCGAGCCGCCACTACGGCCGCCCAGGGCGGCCGCGATGCCCGTGGCCAAGCTCAGGCCGTGGCCCTGGGGCACCGGCAGGCCGGCCAGCTCCCCGCTCTGGGTCACCCACATGGTGGGGTAGCCGTCGGCCATGTGGGCGTACTGGATGGGCTTGGCCTCGGCGGCATCGAGCGCCGGCAGGCCCTGCTCCAGGCGGGCCAGGATGCGGGCTTTGGCGATGGAATAGTATTTGGCTTCGAGGGCCCAGGCGGAAACGGTCAGCAGGTCGTACATAAAGGCACCGCAGTGGGGGCGGTACCCAATGTTCGCCTTTTGACCAGCCGGCCCATAGGACGGAAAAAGCCCCGCCGGGTGGGGCGGGGCTGGTTGACGGAGCGCCTCAGCGCAAGCGGGCCTGGCAGTCCTGGATAAACCGCACCTGGCCCGGTTGCAGGCTCGCCAGTACCTCGGGCGGCAGAGGGTCGCCCGTGACCAGCTCGTCGGCCTGCTCGCGGGTCATGGCGCCGGCATCGGCCAGGTGCTGGTAGAGGTAGATGCGCAGGTTCTCGGCCAGGGGCAGCAGCACCAGAGGCGCGGCCGGGCGGGCAGCTGGGCGGGCACCCGGGCGGGCAGCGGGTTTCGTTATTGCCATATATCCAGGCCGGTTTGCAGCAGATACACTTCGTTGGTTTGGTCGGCAATTTCCACGCGCAGGGTCTTGGTGGTGGCCGTGTTGGGGTGGGCCTCGAAGTACACCTCGCCCGTCACCAGGTAGATAGGCGTGCTGTTCTGCTTCACCCCGTCCACGTACACGTTGACGCCGATGCCATCGAAGCTGTTCTGGTGGGTGAGGCGGATGCCCTTCTGGTAGTCGTATTCCCAGAAGTCGCCTAGTTTGGAGCTGTAGGCCAAGTCCCCCCGGTCAATCCAGTTGCCATCCTGCCGGTAGCGGAAGCCGAGGTCCGTGTAGGGCACGGCCACGAGCGTGCCGTTGTCGGCCGCGTCGGGCTGCGCGGTGTAGTAAAAGAAATAACTGGCGGTATGGTCAACCATCTTCAGGAGACATTCAGCACGATGACCCCGCCCCCGGTGGGCATGGAGGCCGAGACGGTGAGCACGTCGCCCAGGGCCACGGCCACGGGCAGGGCCACCACCGCGCCGTTTTTCTTAAAGCTCAGGTTGGTCATGGCGCTGGTCGTCGAGACGACGGAGACACTGCCAACCAACCGTTTCTGATTGATGCGAACCTCGCGCGACTGTGCCCCCGCCGAGGGGAAGTCAATCCCCACCTCTACGTAAGCCGGAAGGGCGTCAAGGGCGGCGGCGATGCGGGCATCCACGGCGTCACGGCGCATGGCGGCGTATTTGCTCGACTGCACGAAGGCGAAGTAGTTTGCATCGGCCCCGTTGTAGGCCCGCAGCTCCCAGTTGCCTTCCCAATAGTTGCGGTCCTCCGGGCCGGTATTCGGTCCGCTGAAGCCGCGTGCGTTGGCCAGGCGGGGCGAGGTGTCAAGTGTAAAAGCGGCCGTCACGGTGCGCACGCCGCTCACCAGCGGCGCGGGCAGGGCATCCGGGTCTGGACCGCCCCCGCTGGTCGTAGCCGTGTTGGCTTTCAGGTCGAAGCTGACCGTGCCGGCCTGGCCCACCACCCGGGCTCCGGTGGCCACGAGCATGCCCGGTGCCACGCCGCCGGGCACCCAGGCCGTCACGTCGTCGAAACGCCCGAGCACCGCCGCCCCGCCGCTGGGGCGGGCCGTGATGCCGTAGAGCTTGCCGGCAATCGGGGGCGTATCGGCGAAACGGGCCAGCAGGTCAGCATAGGCTACCTGCTCAGGGCCGGTCACTTCCACGTACCCGTTATGCACGTTTACCAGCACCGGCTCGCCGGCGCACAGGCCCCAGCCGGGGAAGCGCCGGTCCTGGCCCCCCGTCAGCTCCACGTACCGTCCCTGGCCCAGCTCCACGGCGTAGTGCCGGCCCGGCGCTACGGCCTCGTCGCCGTCCATCGCCACCGCCAGCGACTGGCTGAGGCGCTGAAACAGCGCGGTCGGGGGCATCGGCGGCGCGATGCGCCGCCAGTTGGCATCGCCTATCCGGCTCGTGGGGGCCGGCAGCGGGCCGCTGGCCAGGGCCTGGTAAAAGCCCTCCTCCCCTTGCAGCGTATAGGTCACGGTGTAGCCCACCGGGTAGCCCGGCGGCGTGCCGGTCGCGTTGAAGGTGGGGCTGTAAGCGGGAATGTTCACCACCAGGGCGGCGGGCGAGTCCCGCTCGACCCACTTCACCGGCACGACGTCGCCCGGCACGCAGTGGCCGGTGCGGTAGGCCCGCAGCCCCGAGAGGGCCGGCGTGCGCGGCTCCCCGTCCCACACCAGGCGCAGGTCCACGCCGTGGCGGCCATCGGCCATGAACTCGACCTGGGCCAGCCCCCCCAGCACCAGCGTTTCGTTGGCCAGCTCGGCCAGGCAGTCGCCGCCGTCGGGCGCGGCGCGCAGCTGGGCCACGGTTTCAAAGCGCACGCGCTTGTCTACCCCGCGCAGCGCGTTGGGCCCCGGGCCTGGCGCGGTGGCCACCTGCTGGCGGGCATCGTTCACCACTTCGCCCAGCACCAGGCGCATGTCGGCCGGGGTAATGTCGCCCGTCGTGTTATCGTTCACGCGCTGGGCAATGGTCGTAAAAACGGCGTTGGGGTCGTAAGCAGGCATCAGCTAAAGCCAAAAGAGAACCCGGCCGACCAGGCCCGGCGGGTGGTGGGCGGCACGAATTCGAGTTCGAGGTAAAAGGGAGCCCGCTCCGGCAGCATGCCGGTGAAGGTGAAATCCAGGCCGTTGCGGTCGGGGCCCTTCTTGCCGGTGCCCGTGTCGATGAGCAGCTTCAATGGCCACTCGGGCGTACCCACCAGCTTGGTGCGGCCGTTGCCGTCGAGGAAGGCCACCAGGTAGCGCCCGCCCGTGAGCCGGGCTACGGCCTCTGACACGTCGGGCGCGTCGCCGGCGATGACCAGACCCAGCTTCACTTTGTAAAAGTCGCCCTGGGCGTCGTCGTTGCCTTCCTCCGTGTAGCCGGCCGAGTCGGGCAGGAAATACAGGTCCGCGTAATTGGCGGGGTCGTAGAGGCCCAGCGCCGCCGGTACCACGCTGGCCACCGGCGCGGGGTAGGCGCGCACGTTGCCCACCGGCCAGAGGCGCACGGCCCGCACACCGCCGATGTTGAAGCCGCACGGGGGCGGGATGGAGAGCACCGGCAGCACTAGCGAATCGTCAGGGCAATCGTGTCGAAGTCCAGCAGCGCCCTCATCAGCTGCTCGAAGGCCTCCACCGACTTGTAAATCTTCGCGCCGGTGGGCAGCTTGGCCAGGCCCACCAGCACGCACGCATCCGAGTCCGCCGGCGTCGTTCCCCAGTGCATGCGCACGCCCCGCTTCGCCGGCACGTGCGGGCCGATGAGCAAGGGCATGAGCTGGCGAAACTTCGGGCTCTGGTTGAGCAGCACCTGGTACGCGCCCAGGGGAATGGCCACGCCCACCCGTTCCAGGGTGTAGCAAAAGAATTTTCCGTTAAGAGAGAGTTCGCCCAGGATGCCGCCGTGGGCGGGGGCGTGGCGCTGGAGGTGCAGGTCTGCGTGCTTCATGCCGCCAAGAAGGCCAATTGGCCTACCCGGTAGTAGGCCGCAGGACGGTTGCCGGTTGCCAGCATCCGGCTGGCAATTGCCACCCCGGCAACGGGCAACCGGCTGCTGGCAACCGGCAACCGGGCGGGGCCGCCGGCGAGGGGCCCCGCCCGGGTTGGGGAAGAACTGGCAAAAGCTGGGGAAGAACTGGCAAATTTATTTTTCGCTGAATCCCACCTTTTTTTGCCCCCTTTCGTAGGCCTTTCCCCCGTTTCCCAGGGCCTACACGCGCACCAGCTCTGCTACGACCGGCGTCCGCAGCGGCACGCTGGCCGTGAGCTTGCGCATCAGGTATTCCACGCCACCCAGGCGCACCCGGCGCGTGAGGTCGAGCCGGGCCAGCTGCGCCGCCGAGAGGCGCAGAGCCTGTTTCAGCACTTCTCCCCGGCGCTTCACCGGCAGCCAGGGGCGGAGCCAGGTTTCGTAGGTGCCGGTGCTGCCGTCGAGTAGCAGGCTCAGCGCGCCACTGGCACTGGTGAGGCCCAGCTGCGGCGAGGTCCAGGCGCTGGTGCCGGCGCGCACGGGCCGTAGGCCCTGGTAGAAGAGCAGCCGCAATTCGGCAGAGCGGGCACCGCCTTCGGCATTGTCGGCGCGGAAGCCCGGCTGGGCCATTGCCGGCAGCGTTACGCCGGTGGGGTCGTTGCCCGGAATCGGGGTCGTCAGGCCGTACTCGGTGAAGCGCGTGGGGGTGTGGCAATGGCCCTGCTCCAGCACCTCCCCGCCCCCGGCCACGTCGATGGCCCGCAGGTTGTCGCACAGGTACGTCCAGGCCACGTCGGTGCGGGCGGGGGTGCCGGCCTGCGCGTCGGCCGGCGTGTAGGTCACGGTGGCCTGGTAGAAGGCGTCGAGCGTGCGCACCAGCCGCGGCCGCAGCTCCGCCGGCAGCAGCGGGCCCACCAGGGGCAGCTCGGCTACCGCGTCCACGGCCGCGCCCTGCTCGGCCTCGCCGGGCACGGCCCCCGGCAGGTTGCTCGTGAGCGCGTCGCCGCTGTCCCCGTGCGTGGCCAGCGTGATGCCGGCCACGGCCTCGATGCTGATTTCCGGGGTGCCGGCCAGGAAGTCGGTCAGGTCCTGGGCGTCGTCGCTGGCCAGCCGGTCGGCGGCGAAGGCCGTGCGCACCCGGCCCGTGTCGGCATCGAGCAGCACCACCAGGCCGAAGCTGACGCGCAGCCTGGCCAGCAGCTCGCCCACCGTCAGCGCCGGCACCACGTCGGCCAGCTCGAAGGCCACGGTGTCGGCATCGCCCCGGTCCACCAGCTCGGCGTTGCTCACCAGCACCAGCTCGCCCCACTCGCCCGGCAGGAAATGCGGGTCGTCGATTTCCAGGCCCACCTCCGTCAGCACGCTGCGCAGCACGAAGCGCAGGTAGGGCCAGGGGCAGCACGGGCAATCGGCCTGGGCCATCGAGCCCATCGGGTCCACATAGGTGCCGGACTCGGCGTAAATCGTGCCGTCGTAGCGGTGCAGCCGGAAGTGGCCGCCGGCAAACAGCGTCACGTCGCCCGGGTAGTAGGCGTTGACCGTGAGCGCCGGCCGGGGCGGGTCCGTGTCTTTACGCGCAGCCCCGTCGTCCCGGAAGTCGTCGTTGCGCACCGGGGCAAATACGTAATCGTAGGCCCGGGGCTCTTCTAAAATCGCCTGGGCGTGCTCCCACAGGGCCGGTATCAGGTACACCTCGCCCTGGTAGGGCCGGCGCACGTAGCGCGGCAGCGTGCGCCGGCCGCCCAGGGCAAAGCTGCTCAGCGCCCGGCCGCTCAGGGCGGTGGCCACCGCGCTCAGCCCATCGGCCAGGCTCACCGAATAGCTTTTGGCCGACGCCGCCCGCACGCGCTGCGCGCCCTCGACCAGCGCCTGGCCGTCGTCTTGCAGCAACGCCGGCAGCGCGGCCCCCGGCGGCGTGGCCGAGTCGGGCCGCTCGGGAAAGCCGTACACCGGCCCGTTGGGGCCGGCCGGCACGGTGAACGAGTACGAGTAGGAGCCGCGCAGCACGGCCTCGTCGAACAGGGGCGAATGGCGCTCCAGCTGGATGCTGGTGCCGGGGCTCAGGTAAATCGGCCGGCCGGCGGAAGTGAGGTCAAGCATGAGCAGGCGGGTTAGAAGCGGGCAATGGCCGTGGGCGCGAAGGCGTAATCAAATTCCAGGCTCATGCCGCGCAGCCCGCCCTCGTCGCCGGGCAGGGCCAGGCTGCGCTTGGCCAGCTTCAGCGGCAGCGGGCCCAGGCGCGGGTGGTGCAGCCAGATTTCCGGGGCCAGCACCAGCTCCTGCACCCAGGCCAGCTCGGCCGCGGTGCGCCAGCCAATGGCCAGCTTGAGCTTGCGGGTGGCCGTCACGTCGGTGGTCAGCTGCTCGGGCGCACCGGCGGCGTCGCCGGCCTGGGCGGGGCGCTCCACCAGCGTGGCCGTGCCCTCCAGCGTTTCCTCCAGCTTGCCCTCGGTGCGCAGCGTGTCGAGGCAGCCGAAGGAATTGGTGAAGCTCAGGTAGCGGCTGCGCGGGGTTTCGGCCACCAGGGAGAAGCGCAGCTCGGGACTGAGCGGCGCGTCCTGCGCGTCGTAAAGGCCCACGCTCACCGCGTCCATGCCGGCCCGGGGCTTAATAGGAATGGCCAGCAGCCGGTGCTTGGGGCCGCGCCCGCCGCGCAGGTCGAGCACCTCGTCCTCCACCAGCGGCGCGCCCTGGGCAAAGCCGGTGCGCACGTAGCGGCGGCGCACCGTCAGGGCCGTGGGCTGGTCCCCCGGGCAAAGCCAGAACAGCCAGCCGGGCTGCGTCGGCGTGAGCGCCTGGCCGGCCGGGGCCCAGCTCAGGAACGGCGGCTGGTCGTAGGCGTCGAGGCGGTAGGTGAAGTAGTCGAGGCCGCGCCACTCGGCCGGCAGGGCTCCGCGCAGGGCCGTACGCAGCGGCCCGGTGGCGTAGGTCGCGGCCCGCCCGGGCACGCGCACGGCCGTGCGCACGAAGTAGTTGACCAGGTTGGTGCGGCAGACCTGCACCTGGTCCGCCGCCCGGCCGGTGGGCGGGGCGAAGGCCCGCAGCAGGGGCAGCAGCAGCGTATCGAGGCGCGTGGCCACCACGCCGGTGGCGGTGGCCTGCTGGCGGGCGGTAAAGACGAGGGCAAAGTCATCGGCCCCGTGGGTGCGCTCGGCGTAGAGCTCCACATGCACCGTGGCCCCGGCCGGCGCGGGGGTGCGGTGCCAGAGCGGCTGGGCCACCAGGTCCACGCCGGCGGGCGCGCCGGCCGGGGCCTGCACCGCCGGCGCGGCGGCCACGACGAAGGCCCGCGTGCGCCGGCAGTTGACCAGCCCGTCGTCGCGCACGGCCACCAGGTGCGGGCCCGGGGCCACGTCGTAGAAAAACCGGCTGGTTTGCTCCGGGCCGCCGTCGAGGCGGTAATGCACCCGGCCGTGGGCGCCCGTGGCGGGCACCTCGGCCGTGGTGGTGCCGTCCGGGGCCGTGCTCACCACCACGTCCGCCAGCACCAGGTCGCAGGTGAGCACGGTGGGCGGGACGTAGCCGCAGCTCAGGCTATCGGCGTCGCCGCGGACGGTGAAGCCGCCGGCGCCGTTGTGCGTGTAGTGGTTGAGGGTGGTGCCGTCGCAGCCCGCGAAAAACTCGCCGACGAAACTGTAGTTGGCCGGCGGGCTGCCGTCGTAGCTGCCGCCCTCCTGCGAAACCGTCCGGGAGATTTCATCGAAGCGGTAGATGACGTAGGTGGTCACGTCGCGGCCGGCCCGGGGGTCGTTGGGGTCGTCGTAGACAATGGTGGTGTCGTAGCGTTCCAGCAGCGTAATCATGCGCCCTGCCCTCCTTCCGGCAGCCACTGGGCCGCATCGTAGGCCACGGACGGGGCGTACTGGGCCAGCTCGAATTCGAGCCGCCAGCCGATTTCGTTGTCCACCGTGAGCGTGGCCACGGGCTCCAGGTCGCGCTCATTGAGGGTGAAGCTGAACTTGCGGGCCTTGCGGTCGCGCAGCAGGTAGCTAATCACCTGTAGCGCGATGGCCTCGGCCTGGGCCCAGCCGGCGTCCTGCTCGGCGTAGCTGTCGGTCGCCACCTTCTGGAGCACCACGAAGGCGCAGCGCCGCTTGCCCAGCGGGGCGGTGCCGTCCTTTTCCTCGAAGCCGAGCGTGGGCGTTTCCAGCCACAGGCAGGGGTAGGTAATCTTGCTACGGCTGCCGGCCAGGATGCGCCCGGCCGCGCCGTGTACGAACGAGCCGGCCAGGGCCACGTTGGCGGCCGCCAGCCGGCGGAAGTAATCGATAAAGTCGGGGAGCGTTTGTGGTTCCATGAACCAAAGGAACACCGCCGCCGGGCCGGCTTTTAGGACGCAATCGCGTAGTCCGAGCGCAGCTGCGCCCCCCCGTCCTGGTAGAGCAATTCGTAGTGGCCGTTGTCGCGCAGCACCCGGTCCTTGTAGTCGCGGTAGGCCTTGCGGCCCACTTCCAAATCGTAATCGTCAGGGCTGATGGCGTAGAGGTTGTAGAAGCAGCGCAACGCGGCCCGCTCGTTCTGGGTCACGGCC